TGATGGACTTACGCAACAATCCGCTTGCAACCAACAGCGAGCCTTTTTTGCCTGATTTGCGTGCCGCCCACGGTTTAGAAAAAAAGGCTTTACGCTCAAAGTTTTTGTCAAACTCATCCAACAATTCCACTTTTATGTCCGTTAAAATCTTTTTTATAAACTTATTTTCCATTTTTACTTGTTTATTTCAAAAAAATATTGTATCTTTGCGTTTCATAACGGCGGGAGTTACTAAACTTGACATGTTCATAAGATGTTGACCGCTGTTTTTTTATTGAATCATATTCGTAATAGAATATAAAAGTCTGTAAATGCTGCCTTTGTACATCATTTCTGCTACGTTATAATATATTTCTTTATCCTTGTCTTTGAAATAATAAAACTTTTTAATATCGTCATTTTTACGTTCTTTATACAATTCTGATGACTTTACAAAAGTAGATTCTTTTAACAAGGTATTTAACTTTTTCAAATCGTTTTTATTAAATTCTTTTGTACGCCAAATCGTATCATTGTAAAGATGTTTGTTTCCAAATTTGGTAAATCCAACCGAAATTGTATCTGAGTCAATATCCATCTCTATTTTTTTCTTTAATAGGTGTTTCATTTCACGGAGATATTTTTCTTTTTCAATGGCTGCGGTGCTTTTTTGTGCCAAATTTTCTACCACTTTTTGTGCTTGTTTTACTTCCAATGGGCTGCCATCACGTGAGAGGTAGGGGTGTTTGTCGGGGAATATTTTCATTGTTTTTCCCGGATTGAAACGGAACATAGCCAATTTATTTGTTCCGTCTGCCGAAATACGGGTTGTGGCTTTCTTCCCCAGTTCTTGTGCTTCGGCGGAGTTGCTTTCGGGATATTTGTTTTTTAGTACCTGCACGATGGTACATCTGCATCCCCAATCAATCGGCGGCGTGTAAGAATCCCAAAAAGGGTCGGACAATGGCAGTGTTGTCCTGTTGAGTACGGCATGGTCGGCACGTACCTTGTCATCGCCTGAAGTTCTGTATTGCAGGTTGTAGTCTTCGCCGTCCTGTTCGTACTCGTTCCATTTCACTGCCATTTGTGCGGAATGTACGGCAAAATTGTACTCAACCTCTAAATAGCGTTCATTGTATTTGCTGTGAATCTTCTCTACATCTTCCTTAAATTTTTGAAACGGTTTTATCTCTCCCTTTTCGGTAACAAGCAATTGCGATGCTTCTTTGAGTTGGTGGTAGGTTTTCATGCCCGAAAAGGTAAATACATTTTCTTGTAGTGCGGTTGTCATTGTCTGCGGCACCTCGTGTTTTAGCCCTGATTGCAGACTTTTGGAGATGGACTCTGACAAAATCCGATTGGTTTCATTTATCAGTTCACGAGCGGATTTTTGTCGTAAATCTTCGGGTGATATTCCGCTGTTTTCATGGATAAACTTTATAGCGTCATCGTATTTTGATTTATCAAAATTCAAGCCTTCACCCCGTCTCTCTCGAAGGTGTAGTAGTTTTCCACTTTCAGCGTACAACAAATTGACTGCCTTATTCAGCCCCGCGTAATAGACGGGGCTTAGTCGAAAAAATTTGTTGTCTCCTTTTTTCCTGTAATGGGAATATTGTATCTTTCGACAAAATAGGTTGGTTCTATTTCATAACCTGCCGTTAGTAGCATCTGTTCTATGGTACGCATTTGTTCGGGAGAATATTCCACCGTATCGTCCCAGTCAAAACGGTGATTATCTACGGGGAAACCGTGCATTGCCATAAAAGGGAAGAGTTTATTGTTGATGATATCTCGTACAAAATCGGCATCGGCTTCTATTACGTTGTTAAACAATTTCAAATGCACTTCCGATTGGCTGTACGAACTTCCCTCGTCAATGGTCATGGTTTGGTTGAGTATCGCTTTTGATATTTCGGAGTTGGCACGTTCTATCCGTTTGTCGTAGACGTTGAAGGCATCTCCTCGTGCCGTTTCTACAAGGTCGATGGTTGTTCCTTCGGGGAACAATCCCCATGGCATGGCGCCCATTCCCGATAGCATTTTTTCCACTTTTGCAATCTCCTTTGGGTCTCTGGACATGGTTTTTCCTACCCGAATCGGCATACCGAATATTTCTCCGAAACTATCCCAAAAGGCGAGCATATTCTTTTTTGCTAATGAGTGCGGGGAACATTTCAACAACAGTCCCAAGTCTTTTGGTTTTCCTGCCTCTATACACCACTCTGCAATTTTCCCGTTTCGGTAATCTATTCCTTTTTTAGGTTCGTCTCCGGCTTCTTTTGTAATTACACCAAACTCTGGAATGACATGCTCTCGCGGTACTAATTCCACCTGTTCAAACCGCTTTTTGTCCATCACGGTAAGGATGTCGCCGAACTGTATAAGCGAATGCCCCCAAAATCGAGAATCCAACACATATTTTATAAAGTCCTTAAACCATTCTGCCTCGAACAATTCGGAAAGTTCTTTGTTTTCCTTTCCGTTTTTGTCTACCAATTTGAATGCTTTTTGCAAGACCATTTTTTCTCGTTGGTCGATGCAGCCACTCAAATGCAAGTCCACCATAACATCGGTATAAACACCATAAAGTTGCCCACGTTTCGGGTTTTCGGGATTGATAGCCATTTGCCAGGCAGTCCGCCACGTTCCAATATCTTTTTTGGTTAGATTCTGTGCCGTCTGCACCAATTCAATAGTCATCGCCTTGACACGTTCCCTATCGATGTTTTTAAGTGCCAACATCATTTCATGGGTGAATATATTCTGTTTTTGAGTTGGAAAAATACCGTTTATAATATCTTTAAATGCCATTTTATTGTTGATTTAGTTATATGCTTTTCAATCTAAAATCGTAAATCTAAAATTAATTAGTAGTCGTTTTTTATTTTATCCCAACTTCCCCATTTTATAGGAATATCCTCGTCCGATTCATTCTCAATGAGAGGAATGTCGAGTATTACATCGCCAGCCTGTACGCTCTCTAACCATTCAATAGCCCGTTTGTAACGGATATCTCGTATTTCAAAACCGATACGTTGCGGCAACCATGCAATAAGATGATAGAGTGCTATGTCGCAGGCATACATAACCAATTGGCTGTTTCTGTCCGTTCCTGTTTGGGAAAATGCAGCGTTCACATCATAAGGAGCGATGCCCGTTTTACTGGGTTCTGCCGCCCGCAGATAGCCTTTCATTTCCTCTATGGCATATCCTTCCGCCCGCTTTAGATTTTCGGGGTCGCTTTGATTTATCACGTCAAGCGTCTTGCTGTCCACTACTGCTTTGTAATCTTCAATATCTATGAAATTCATGTTGTTTAATATGTTTTGTATAGTGCTTTTCTTTCTAATGTTTCAAGGCTGCAATTCCAATATTTACGCTTAACTTCTTCTTTGAGTGTTTTTCTGTATTTTACCACAGGCTTACCACCGATTAAAAGTACTAATGCTTTGTATCTTGTTGTTATTTGGTATCTGTCTGCTTTTTTACAAGCACTTTTAAAACGCCTGCTAAAAATCCAATTTTTTAAAAATTTAATCATATTACCATATATTTTTTGATGTTGTCCTCGTTCCGAAACGTGGAGTGAATAATTCAATACGTGTTCTTTTTTGTAATATATAAATAGCACCCTCGTCAGCATCTGGAGCGTCATCGTGTGTGCGGGAGCCTTTCTCAAAAGCGAGTAATTGTTCATTGCCTGTTAGCGTGTCCCTGTCTTTTTGCAGGTCTTGATTGTACCAAACGCACCCCCTTTCCCATAGCGGACTTACTGATTCTATTCGTTGAAATTTATCAGGCTTTTTTCGTGTGTCGGGTCGAATGGGCAATTGGTATCCTCGAATATTCCCTTCGGTTGTAAATTCGTCCAAGATAATATCTTGTAAAAAGTTTGCCTCTATGTAATAATCGCAGATTACGCCTTCGGGGAAAGATTCGTGTAAATCGTAAAACCAGCGTACCATTTCGGAAGTGCTGCATTGACGAACAAAGTTTTTGATATTGTGAAGTTCCGTTCCGATTTTCCCCCAGACCTTAATTGCCTTGTAATCGTTTTGGGCAGAACTTTTAAATGAGGGGTCGCAATAGGCAACGATGTGTTCATATTTTCGTAAGTCGGGTAATTTTTTCCAGCGTATCCAATCATTTTTGAAAACAGCGCCTTCCGTTATAGGATTGTTCATGTATTCCTTTTGAAAGGAACGGTAACCCATAAATTGTTCCATTGCTCGAACTTCATCCTTTGTCCACTTTTCTTTCCATGTTACATTACCTTGTTTATCGTAAATATTTACTTGTGAAACCTGAACGCCTTCCGTGTTGGCGATTCCTGCAAGCACACTGTTTTTTGCTATCAGGTTGCCTATCATAATAAATCGTCCTCGTCCGCCGTCTAAGGCTCCGAATAACGCCTCTT